AAGTGTATCAGTTGATTCATTTCTACGAATCATTATGTTCAATGGAACATCATCATATAGATATTCGTCTTTTATAGATGCAGATTTGTAACTTGTCCCATCTCCCAAATAAAAAGTCAAATCACCTTTTTCTGCAGATCCAGTTCTATGAACAGTAACATACCAATCCAATCTACTACCAGTTGTTTCTTTTTGTAAAACAGTTTGTAATTCGTTATTTTCATAACGATACAACTGTGATGGATTCATTTTCCATCTAAAAGTTAGTGTATCTGGATATTGCCACTGATTATTTTCATTGTTAATTCTTTCCCAAGGCAATCTGACATAACTAGATGTAGGTGGTTGTTGTAAACTACCAACTAAATTCAAATAATATGTATGTTTTTCCCATTCTGCTCTAGGAACAACACCCAAATCCGCATTATCCGGTCCACCAAATTCTCTAATAGTTAATAGTGTTTGTGGAATACCATAAGCAGATAATAGTGCCTTAACACCTCTAGCAGTTCCCTTTGATTTGTAAATGTAAGGCAAATTGTTCAATACTCTACGCCAAACTTCTTTTGTTCTTTCTTCTTCACTTTTTGAATGTTCTTTGCCTACCGTATTTCTTCCTGCCCAAATTGGTTCACCACTACCACTTACACCTAATGCATATTCCCATAAATCTTTTGTTCTTGTTCCACTAGAAAGAGTCCAACCTAAATTTCGTGTTGCTTCATAAATAAGGTCTTGTGATAACCCGTCTTTTGGGTGTTCTTCTCTTAAATTCTTTTTTAATATGTGGTCAGTATAAAAATATAAAATGTCAAAGTGCTGACCAATCATGTTTACAAATGTAAGTATTTGTTCATTATCGGGATTATCAAATATATGTTCCGGTAGTGATTTAATCAACGCAGAATCATTTACCATATCAAAATCGGTTGCTACATCTAAAACAGTGTTATACCATTCTTCTACTTGAATACTTGAACTTGAATATAAATTAAATTTACCTTGTCTTGTTAATATATGATAAGTGCTTCCAGTTACTTCGTATTTTGGAAATGGTTGTATTGATGCAGTAAGTTCACTTGTATATCTTAAACTTGCAGTTGTTTCATAGTATAACCACTTTTCAAATTCATCAAAACCAGAAACAACCGATTCTCTTAACATTTTTACTTTTGTTTTGTTCAAATCCAATGAACCCGTGTATGATTCTAAATCAGCAAGTTGATTGTTGTAATGCTGAATTAAACGCATTTTATAGTAAAAATTTTCAACTCTTTCTTCTGCTGATGAATAGAATACAAAATTTGAAAAATCTGTAAAATTATAGTTTAATTCTACTTTTGATCCAGAAGATGTTAAGTATTTATCAAGTATTTGTTGTGATGTTTGTAAATTTGTTGATAAAATATCATTCCAATTTTTATATTCTGTTGTTGCAGAAATGAAATTTTCATATTCAACTTCGTAATTTGGACCTTTAATAAATTTTGGTGATAGTGTTTCAAACTCTTTTTCCACTTGAACTGAATCAATATACGGCTTCATTATTTGACTTGAAAGCCAACATTGATAATACAAATCAACATCAGTATCTAACGGTTCTGCAATACGAACATAAAAATATGTAGGGTTTCCATCGGATGTAACATTTATCACATCAACTAAATTATTCTCGCCAAAATTTAGAACTATTGGTAGTTTATATTTTGATCCCCTCATATATTCAAGAACAAAACTACTTAAATTTTCCAAAGATTCTATATCAGTTGGATTTGTTAAAGTTAATCTTAATTCTCGTCTGTCTTGTGAAATGTCTGAAACAAACAATCTATTTTCATTTTCAGCAGAACCAATTAAATCTCTAAAAAAGTTGTAAACAAACTTATATGGTCCAGGAACTAAATTTAATTGTTTTATATGGTTATGTATAGGTAATACAACATACCGTAACGGATCACCGGATTCTGTTATACGAGGATCTATTTCATAATTTGCATTATGTAATGTATCTACATAAGAAAAATTAGGCAAAAATATATGAAGTTCTACATTTGTTCCCGGAGAAGAAGGATCTTCGGGATTATTTAATGTAGAAAATTTTGGAACAATAATGCTGTTAGCAAAATTTGAATAGTCATACCTATCGCCCCTAATAGGACGATTTGTTCTTACTATATCAAGTAAATTTTTGTATAAAAAACTTGGCATAAAATTAAATCACCTTATTTATTAACCACCTTCATCATCACCATTTTCTTCTGGTGGAGATTCATTCAAAAAATCAACATTGATTTTTTCCGATAATTTTCCTACATATCCTGTTGCTGGATCAGTAAACATACCACCAACAGTTCTTATAGTATCAACTTCCGTCAATAATGTATTAAGTGTTTTATCGGTTCTTTGTGCAAGAGAAGATATTGATCCAGATGCAATTATGTTTTGTAGATCCATTTCAGTTTTAAGTTCTGTAATAATTTGTTCATTTTGTGCAGAAAGTTGATTACTCAATCTCTCAAATGAATCAGCGCGAACAGATTGATTTTCATTTTCACGTGCCCAAAGACTAACAGTTTCTTGCCATCTTTCTGATGCATTTTGCCAATCTACTAATTGATCTCTTTGACTATCTACGATTGCCTCTAATTCGGCAATTCTTCTTTCTAAATTAGCAATACTATTAGGATTACTTTCTACAATGTTTTGTAAATTTTGAAGCAATTCGTTTTTAGCAATATCTTGAACATTTTGAATATCAGTTGCAGAAAGATTGCCCAATGGAACTCCAGAAAAAATTCCATTTTCTATGTTTTTTAATTGGTTAAACAAATTTTGTTCTGCATTTACAGCGTCAGATAAAGAAGTAAAATTTGATTTAACAACAAAATCAAAACTTTCAGCTAAAAATCTTTGATCAACTACCGGTATTTCTATATTTCCTTTGTTTTGAACAGAACGTTCATCGATGTAACTTATTATTCTGTTTGTTGCAGAATCTCTTTGTAAATCACTCATCTTACAACCTTGAAGTAATGATTGTTGTCAAAAATTTGAACATTATCTCCATCTTCTCTTTCTATTTTTATTACCACTCTATAAAATCTTTCTGGTTGAAATGAATCCATCCACAGATTAAAATAACTACTTGTTCCATCACAACTAATTTTTGAACCAGTGTAATCAAAAGGAAGAATTATTTCATCACTATGAGCATCACGGATTTCATAATAAGAAGATGATGGTAAATAATAATTTACAGTTTGATATGCAGTTGTTGTGTAATTTTTTTGTGGATAACGAGAATTTGCATATATTCTTATTTTTGCCCTTTCTTTTTCTGCATAAAACTTTTTAAGTTTAACATTCAAATTTATGCTATCTTCAGCAACTGATTCTAAACTTCCAGTAATAAATTCAGAATCATCCCAAACTATGTTCAATCTTGGAACATATATCGTATTACTATCCGTTCCAAAAAATTTAAGACTATTCAATAGATTATTAGGAGATGATTCCATTTCATTGCTGAATTTTAGAATCATTCCGTCATTTTCAAATCTTCCTGATCCAGTTACCCATCTTCTTGCAAGATTTGTGACATCCATATAAATATCTGACGATTGGAATGAAAATGATTGAGTGCATTCCAAATTATCATAATCCCACCATGTTCCACCGCCTTCATGTGTAAAATACGATGATGTAACTGTTGCAGTAGGTGTATTGTTTCCCCATATCCCGTCATCTTGAATCCATGTCTGTGACACTTCATCCCATTCTAAACTATCAACTGTTGGTGGTATATCCCATTCGGTTCCAACTGTTTTTGATGTTCGGTATCTCCAAGAAACTCCATCTGTTGTATATGGTAAATTTACAAATTTACCAGTTCCGTTAGTCCAAGATGAACTCAATGGGTATGCATATACAACATATTCTTGTGGAATTTCTCTAATATCTGCAGTAATAAGAGATAGATAGTATTTTGCATTTTCAGATATTTTACCAGAGTTAATTCTATTTTCAACATCTGACATATCAAACTTTACAAGTATTCTACTATTGTAAATTGAAGATCCTGAACCTGGTGTTTCATGGGATAATTCCAATAAAGGATCTATACCAGTATTCATGGTATATTGTCTTTCATAAATTGTAGCATCTCGCTGTGCAAAAATAGAATATATCATCCGAATGACCTCGCTCTACCAACAATATCATTGTTTGGATATTTTATTTCAAAAATAGATGGATCTAATGACGGGAACAAAACACCATCTTTTGTTGCTTGTTCTATGTTATAGGCATGAGGAGAGTAACCCAAGTTCGTATCAGATAAATTTCTAATTTTAACATTTACAACAGTTTGAACACCAGGAACCCTATCTAATTCTGTGTATATGTTGCTTATTGCAATCGGTTGATTTATTTGCCATTTGTTTACATCAAAGTATTGTTTCAATCTTTCAATACAACGAAGAACAACTTGGTTTGAATTTTGATCAGGTAAAGTTATTATGTCAAAATTTACGCCTACATTGATAATATAAGCATCTCTAATGTTAATTGCATCTGTTAGTATTCTATACCAATTCAAATAATTTTTTAGATTTTCCTTTGTAGCATTGTTTACTGTTGTAAGTTTACCGTTTACGTCATAACCAAGAACATAAAAGTTTAGAGCTAAATCGTTTTGAACTCTATCACTATTGAATATAGAATCCTTCGTTAATTGAGTATCTTTCGTAATATATGCCTTTGCAATAGAACCATACTTTGATGGTAGACTATAAGCACGGATTATGTAATCTTCTTTTGTAACTGCACGATTTTGTGCAGCAAAAGAAGCAACGGCATTTTGTCTAATCTCTTGTATATCTTCTTGAAATTTACCACCTGTTGCAGGTCTTGGGTTTGTTACAGCCAAACTGGATACAATTTGACCATATAACACTGGATCCAATCCAGTTGAATCTAAAATTACTATTCTATTCAAAACATTATTTAATACTTCACTTGGAACATTGTCTTCGGTTCCACCACCGATTGTATAGAAGAATGTCAATGTTGTATTGTTTGGTGCAAGACCATATGTTTTTGTATACAAAAAGTTTGAAGGATCTATGTTTATCGATAAATTTGGATTTGTCATAGGCAAAGCACCACCGACTAAATCTGGATTTGGAATTAACAATTCATCATCTACATCACTGATTCCCGCACCAAACTGTATTTCCACATTTCCATTTGCCATCTGTCTTGAAGTAAATCGTCTAGGAACTCTTCTCAATTTAAGTAAGTATGGTGTTTCTGATCTATATTTACTTAATTGTGAATCATTTCTTGGTATGTTTAACACCGGTTCAAATACAGTATCTTGTGCCAAATTAGGAACGTGTTCCCATTTGTTTCCTTCTGTATCTATTGCATAGAGTATTTCTATTATATCCGTTTCTTCTATTGTAAATTTATCGTATGGTTTTGGATCACCCGCACTAAATGTTGAAGATCTAATTGTTCCGGAAATAGCTTTCGCTTGTTTTCTCAGAAGCCAAAATGTAACTTCTCCCGTTGTATTATCTATTTCATATGGAGTTACTTCTGTTGAATCAAAACTACTACTAGACTTAAAATCAATATAATCTATTGTTCTGAATGTAATTGTTCCATCGGTTGTTGGTGATACACGCATTCCAGGTTCTATTGCCATTGCATAATCATAATCTGGAACTATTTCAAGACCTACTTTTTTTGCAGGAACAACTTGAAAAACATCTAATACGGTATTTGCTGCAACCCTATTTTTTGGTGCATAACCGAGAGAATGTGCAATGTTAAGTATATTTTGACGTTCATTAGCAAACAGAATCATTGATTCTTGTAGTGTAACATCTGTATAAAATGACAAAACATCCCCAACATAAGCTGCCATTTCCAAAAATAACATTCCCGGTGAGGTTTCATTGAAATCTTGGTATGTATCTGGAAAATAATTTTTGGAAAAATCTATCAAAGATTTTTTTAATGAATTGAAATCTCTATTTGAATAACGAATATCTTTTTGGATTAAAGCCATTTTTATCACCTATATTTTCACCGCGGCTCTATTGCCGCAATTTCAATTCTACCTATTGTAGATATAAATAGTCTTATTGGTAAATATATTGTTGTTTCTCGAAGTTTTAGAGTTAAATCTATTTGTATCGCATGATCATTTTCGGCTAAATTTGATGTATCTGGATTTATATTAACTGTTAATTTTTCTATTGTTAAAAAAGGCATCCATGTATTTAATGCCTCTACAATATCTGATTTTATACTTTCTAAAAATTGATCTTCGCTTGTTATGTTTTCAAACAATATATTTTTTAGATTTGTTCCAAAATCAGGAATCATATATCTCTCACCTCTTGTTGTTAATAACAAGTTTCTCACATTTGAAAACAACTGTTTTACATTTGTTCTACTTTGAAAGAAAATACCCTTTGGATTATTAAAAGGCAATGTTACACCAACAAATTTGTTACCTTGTGTGGCGTTTCCTTCGTTTATAGGTTTTTGAAAATAATTTATTCTATTTTCAGATCTTGAAAGTGGTCTCAATTATTATCTCCCTTTTTTTTCATCAATTTTTTTCATAAGTTCAGAATAATCTCTTGTAAGTGCACTCATTACTTCGTTAGGTATTTCTGTTTTATTGTAGCCATTTGGAATAGCCGATCCTACTCTTTCATTTCCAAATCCTTCTGCCATATCTGCAGTAAAGCTAAATTCATCTTCCATTTCATAACTGTCTTGAAGACTTCTTTTTGTTTCTGCTAACAATTCTTTTATAGAACCAAATTCACTTTTTTGTTGTTTTGGTTTTACTACTTTTTTCGTTGATTGTGATTCATTATACATAGATAGACCATGTTTTAATGCAGAAATATCATCTTTTTTTGTTTGCTTTTGAGATATTTTCTTTTCAAGAGCATATTCAATTTCTTCTCTAATTATTTCTCTTATTTTAGTAAAAAAATTCTTCGTGTTCATACTAAAAACTCCTTATTCTTTTTCAACAATTTGATCATATAAAACGTTTTTTAATGTTGGTAATATGGTTTTGTTATCTATGCTTCTATAATAACTATCAACAATCGGCGTTCTTCTGAATTGTCCGTTCATTGTTGGTTCAACTTTTTGAGATCCAGCCTTTGGAACAACTTTTGTAAATACAACAAATGTTCCAGCTTTTGCACCACCACTAAAAGCCCATATTGAACTACCTTTTGCAGCAAATTTTCCACCGTCTCTACTAACAAATGAACTTGCACCAGTGTTTCCTCCAAAACGAGCGATAGTGCCATCAGGGTTAATATAAGGACAAACTTCAATGTGTCCACCACGACTTATTATAGAAACTTCCCACCCTCTTTGTGATAAAAAATGTTCTAATAATTTTTTTCCTTGTGAAGTTAATCCATCTTTTGTAAAATGAATACCACCTATAAAGTATACCATTATTGGATTTGGTAATAATGATTCTCGAACTGCAACAGGTATTTTTTCTCTATTTACTTTTGTTTTCTTTTTTGGTTTTAATTTATTACCATCTGGAATCATAACAACTTCTGTTTCAGTTGTCTCTGAATAAGTTGCACTTTCTAAAAGAATACCATATACATCTGTAAAATAATCACTTTTTCCACCTTTTACACCAAATCCCTTTTTATCCAAAAACTTTTTAACTGGAATACTTTTGCCAGCAGAATCCAAATAAGTTGGAACATTGGCAAAACATTCACTTGCTTCTTCTAATCCTACTTCTTTTAATTTTTTAAGTGAAGAATTAAAATATACATCGTTAATTTTATTAGCAGCAGCTAAACCAACAGGTTCTCCTGGAAAAGTATATCCACCATGACTTATACAATGTTGTGTAAATATACCACACCAGTGTGGTTGTTCAGACCAATTGGCAAATCCACCTTTATTTTCACCGGCACCGTAAGATCCTATCCCCCATTTATCCATATTATACCTCCCACCACTATAACCTTTGTATAACATTCTATGTTGTTCTGTTTGTGTATCAGCAACATAAGGAACTTTTTTATTCCAAACACCAACTTCTGTAAAATTCATTATTATTGGATAATCTATTAAATTTAGATCTTCAGATTTTTTTGCAACAGGAATTGGAGTACCGGATATTAACTTTTCCCATTGAGCATTAAAATAAACTTTTACAGCACCAACAAGTTTTGTTTCGATATTGTATTCGTCTTTTGCGAATCCCAATCCATCTGTTTTTGCTTTTTGATCACGAATACCATAATATCCAGTTGATGTTGGATATTTTGGCACTTTGTAATCTATATGTGATGCCCACATATTGATACTTGCACCAGGAGCAACAATTTTACCATTAAGTTCTCTTAATTTTCCAGTTGTAAGTGCAGCACTATTTTCTACATTTGTTGGTGCACCTTCTGGTGTTGTATTTTCTTTTAATTTTGGTTCAAATTTTTTCTCAGGATCATCAGGATTTGTTGCTGGGTTTTCATCTTTCGGTATATCAGCCGGCGGTGCATCTGGTGTAAAGCCCCATCCTGCATAAAGTGCTGCCAATTCCTCTGATTTTGTATCATCAACTTGTTTTTTTAACCAAGCAACTGCAGATTCGTTTTCATAAAATACTTCTTTTGCCGTATACGTTACATCTTTCACCGTTATATTGCCGGTATCATCAAAAAATATACTTTTTTTCGTGTCATCTGGATCGGCTATACTAACACGGGCACCATATTTAGAATCTCTTTTTACAAACCAAGCTAGTCCATTAGCATTGTATTTTTTTCCAGATGGTGGAGTTGTTGGTGTACCAGATTCACCCAAAGCATTTTTAACAATTTCTAATTTTTCAGAATCAGACTTACTTGAAAATTCAGAAAGATTTATTACAGTTGATCCAATAGTAAATGTATCATCTAACCATTCTTGTAAACCACCCATATCAACATCAGATTCGGTTCCCTTTGTATCTACCTGATATGTTACACCATTATATGTTACTGTAACACCTTTACTTCTATTTCTTCGGGAGAAATTTATACTAACTTTTTCATCTTGTTTTTGTGGATCGTTTGTATTGTCATCACCGGAATTGACATTTGAACCAAATTGTCCTGTTCTTTCTTCATTGGCTTCTTCGCCTGATTGTTCGTTGCCACCGGGTTCTTCGTTATCAAGTTCTTCATTTGTTGGTCCCCTATCAGCGGGTTTTTCAATTTCCTCATCATCATCTTTTTTATCTCCGAATAAATCTCTGACAAAATTACCTAAGTTTTCATCATCAGAACTATCATCATTTCCACCAGAACTGTCATTACCTTCAGATGTATTATCGTCTCCTTTATAGAAAACACTATCTGGATTTTTTGATTTATCTTGACCACCATCATCATCAGTTCTTTTATTAGATTGATCATCTTTTACTTCATCAGAAACTCTATCAATTTTAGTGTTATCCTGTAAATTGCTATTCAGTGCACGTCTAGCAACCCTAATATCAGGAGCACTATCTTGTTCTATATCATTTACTGTTCTTGGCATATGATTTCTCTGTTATTATTTTAATTACCACGCTAAAATAGTTGGAACTGCTCTATTTTCTGCCAAAGATCCTCCAACTAGTTGTCCATTGACAACAAGTTTTGTTGATCCTCCGCCATCACCGCCTGACATAATTGTTACAGTATCACCTTTTTTATTAAAATGATTCAAAACTGCATTTGAAATTTCTGGTATATTCCAACTAGTAGTTGATGTTCTTGGACCATCCATATCTGTTGCACCAGCAAACCACATTCCAGATCCAAGTATTCCAATAAACGGCCATCCAGAATGCTTTTTGAATGATGCATGAACATCTTTTACTGCATTATTTCGTATACAAATGTTATACATCGGTATTCCAACTTGTATATTACCCCATCCTTTTTTAAGTATGCCATCAGTTGAACCTGGTCTTACCTCTGTTGCATACCCATCTGATATTATGTTAGGATTTGGTTTAACAACAACCATTGGTAAAAATCGCATATCAGAATTGTTACTATTTAGATTTTTTGCCTCTGCCAATTTTGATCCATAATTTTTCCCATCAACTATAAATAAACCATTTGGTTGTCCCGAACCCCACGTTGGATTAGTAGATCCTTCAAATGGTCCTGCATTTATGAAATTTTTGAATCCGGCTGCAACCCAACCACCTGTGTTTTTTGAACCAAATGGATATTTGTTTTCTCCAATTTGATTTTTGCCAACTGCTTTTGGTGCAGTATAACCAGCTCTCAAATTGGATGGATTGAATTTTTGTAACCAAAGTCTAGATGGTTTACCAGAACTTAATTTTTTAGTTGGATTTTCAATATATTCAACACCACCTATTGATCCAGAACCTAATGGAGCTAGCCCTGCAAGTCCTGATTGTGTTTGTGTTTCGGATTTCTTAAATGTTGTATTAACATCATAAGTTTTATCTTTCCATGATCCTTCACTTGTAATAAATTCACCATCTATTTTTACAATACGATTTCCAGCATCAGCTTCAAATCCACCGCCAGATACAAACCTGTCCTTACCAATACTTTGATTTGTAAGTTTTTTTGCACCTTTATTGCCAGAACAGTCAAAATCTCCATATATTTGTTTTGGTGCAAAAGAAAGTGATGTTAATGATAACCCACTTGCAACAAAGCCATCAACTTCAAAATCTGCCATATTAACAGGAAATACTGTTATTTGAATGTTATTGCTTATCCAATAGTTACCAGGTCTACCGGTTTTTACATCTTTTATAGGTTTTGGTATTCCATTCAATGATGTTAATTGATTGTTAGAACAATCAAATCGTGTTACACCAGTTGAAGTAACAACACCCAAACCTGCTAAACTTGTAATCTTATTACCACCACAATTAAATCCGCCTGGACCAAAAGAAGTTATTCCATTTCCTTCTAATGTTGTTAATCCACAACCAGATACATCATAGATATATTCTTTTTGACTTTTATTTGTATCAGTTATTCCCTTTATTATTTTTGGTCCACCTGCCAATGATGTTAATTTTTTATTATCAGTAGCAAAAAAACTACCAACTTCATTTGGAGAACCAACTAATGAAGTTAATTCATTTTTTGAAATATCAAATTGACCATTGACTTTTTTAGGACCACCTTCGAGTGATGAAAGTTTTACACTTCTACATATAAAATTACCACCAATAATTCCAAATTTTACAGTAAATTTACCATCTTTTACAGACGGTAATGATTTATTCCCTGAAACTAAATTTATGGTAACATCACCTGCAATATCAATGGTTCCGTCTGCTTGTATTTTTGGTTCAGCACCACCTGTAATTTTAATGGCGGCCTTTTGGTTTGCTATAACTGGTTTTCCATTTTTATCTTTTTGAACAACACCTTTAACAACTTTATACCCAAACAATATATTAAGTTTATCAGTTAAACTTGTAATTTCTTCATTGGATAATCCACCACTACCTGTATCAGACTTATCAACTGCCTCATCTACATTTCCTTCATTTTCAGGATCATCTGCAGGTTTTTCTTCTACCGATCCAGTTTTATCATCTTTATCTGGAGTCAATCCCCATGTACTTGCAAGTGCAACTAATTCAGCATTATCAGATGCTAACATCCAATCCAATGCAGTATCACCTGCATCATTTACTATTTCAAGTGCAGAGTATTTTTCACCACGAACATTGATATACCCTTCATTATCAAATTCAAATGTAACCTTTGCCATTTAACCTATCTCCAATGATATTTTAATTGTTGGGACTGGTAAAGGAGTGTATGCTATACCACCTTCGCCAAATTTTAATGGTGTCTTTGTAGTTGATGTAGTTGCACTATCAGTTTTTGAACCTTCAAGACCGAGTGGTGTACCTGCCGGTGTTATTCGTGTTTCAGCCTTTCTAACAACTTTAACTTCTACAGCATCTGCATTATTTATTTGTTTTCCGTTTTCATCAAATGTTGCTCCGCCAGGAATTGTTGTTTTATTCGTAACTTCAAGTGGAACTAATTCATCACCGATATAAATAGGTCTTTGTTGTTTTGTTGGATAGTTTGGATTACCTGTCTTAATTTTTTGAATCAATATAGATGCTGGTGTGAAGTATTTTTCATTGAAACTTCCACCACTTGAATTGTATACACCAAGTCTTGCCAATCCACGAAGATATTTTGTTACCCTAAACGGTTCTAATAAATTAAAATCACCGCTGGAAAAAGCATATCTGTATTTCAATTCTTTTGTCAATCCAAGAGTTTTTCTTTGTGATTCACTTACATTTGGATCACCATCAACTACCCAATTTATATCAGATTGTTTGAATAAAAATCCAGATGGAGGCGTTCCCGTAAATACAGGCAAGCCTGTTTCAGGATTCTGTCCAATATCTTCAATCCATGGATGAGTGTATATTATGTATGTACCATATTGCAATACACCCTTCACACCACTTGGAGGCGCTCCTGTTGAATCTTCAACTACATATCGGTCTTCAACATTGTATTTTTGTCTCCAATTTGGATCACCAGCACCAGGAACTCCCGGAGGCAATGAACCGGCAGAATCTAATAAATCAGCATAAGGATCCTCTGTCAATTCTTTTGCAGAATCGTATATGTCATTGAAGAAATCTTCTTTTTCAAAGTCTTCTCTAGTATCTACCAATTCATCGTAAACGCCTGTTAAAAGTGCCTCATCTTCAATTAAATTCGGTGAATTTTTTACTTGTTCATACTTTTGCAATAATCGGTTTTTAACACTTATACCTTTTGCAAGAGAATTTTTGAATTTTAACGCTTTATCTATAGCAATTCCACATTTTATTATAGCAAGACCATTTACTTCTGTGTGTGTTATTGGTTTTCCAGAAACTGGATCATCTTTATGCGGTTTTGGTGCCTCTTTTATGTTGGTAAATCCTAATGAAAGTGCAATAGTTTGCTTCATTTTTGGATCAAGGGTTCCACCACCTGGAGTTACTTTTCCAGTTTTTTTGTCATATGCATTATAGTTTTCCCAAACTTCTGCATTTGGACCCCATTTGTTTAATAAACTTTGTCCAACCTTATCAAATAAACCTTCGGCAAATTTTTCTTTCTCACCAGGTCCATTAAATCTTTTTCCAGATATTAAATCAGTTATATCGCCTGCAATCGGAATCACATCACCCAATACTTCTTCACTAACACCTAATTGTTTTGAGATTTTTGCCTTTAATTCTGGTGGTAAAGAATTGTAATGTTGAAATCCCTTTGTTGATAATTCATACAAATTTTTTGCACCACTTAAAACTTCATAGTATCTGATTATTTCGGATTCATCAATTCCAATAAGTGCAGCCGTGCTAAAAATAAATGTTTGAACGGGTGCTGGTAAATTTTTGAAATCTACAGCATCGAATATAGATAAAAATTGTTTCTTTTTGTATAAGTTGTAAACTGCCAATCCATTTTTTGCAATATCAAAACCTTGTTCTAATGTAATTGGATTTTGACCAAAATTTTGTTCTGCCCAAGAACCAGGAATTACATTATCGTATGAAATCGTTTCAGTTACTTCTTCGCCTCTGTCTAAAATATGTGGTAAATCTTCATTGACTTCTTCATAAACTTTTGTAGCGGCATTGAATTTTCTATAAACCAATCTTGGTATGCTGTTTCCGATAAATTTGTAATCTATTTGAAATGGAATTACACCAGATCGTATAGGGTTAGTTCCTTCGTATTGTTGTTGATATTTTGTGTTATCTACATTTATTTTAAGTTCCATACTACCATTTGGAAACAATCCTGAGGATATTGGATCCGCACCAGTTTCTGATCCATAAGTATTTGGTATCGTTATGGTGCAAATATCTCTAGTCGTGTTATAGTCATAAAATAATTCATTTGCGGTAAATCCGTCTACAAATCCAGGAGATGTTATTTTTCCAATAGAGATTGACTTTATCGGTATAAAATCTCCTTCTTTATTTATAGATTTAATAATAATTTGATTCAAAACTATATTATTACCTTCTGTTTTTCTATATGATGGATTTTCTACTATAAGTTTTAGATTGTCTTTATCAACGATTTGTAATTTTTTATTTACAACCGATCCTGGAGACAATTCTGAAAATGCTTCACCGGTTGCAAATTCTCTCAATTCTTTGGGTAAATCATCTAATGATTTTACATTCTCTGCCTCTCTTAATACATAATCTTGTAAAGCGTCATAGTTACCATCACTTACCATTTGTTCTATTTCTAATATCTTATTAACAACCCATATTATTCGCTTAATAGTTTTTGGGTTAGTTCCTAAAAAATTAGCAACTTTTATTTGTAATCCTGGTGATAATTTTTCGTAATCAAGTAATGTTCTTAAATTTGCAAGAAGTCTAGTAGTTGCTATTGTAGATTTTCCTTGAGCATATAATTGATATATTTTTGCGGAAGTAGATAATGCCTTTAATCCGGATTTAATCAATGAAGCATTTTGTTTTTTAGTTAAAAAATCTAATGCAGTAAATGGATAACCAATTACTGTTGAAAAAAGACTTGCTTCTCTATCTTTTTCTTCTTCTAATTTTTGTTTAGCATCTTCTTCATTGTAACCTTTAGATCCAGATGGATATAAACCTTCAACTTGACTTATACCCCAAGCAACTCCCTCTCCTAAGAATCCAACAACACCGGTAAGAGCACTTGTTACATATTTTAGTGAATCTGTAACAAATGCATCAATTGATCCTGTTACACCATTTAATAAACCACCTTCACCTAAAAATGAATTTGATTTTATTTTAATTGTTAATTTTTTTATTTCATCGGTTGGTTTACCCGCTGGTGGATCTAAAATTAAATCTCCTGGTACTTTTTTTCCAAAATTTACCCAAACTTCAATTTCACTTGCAACTCTAAATACAGCACTTGATGTTTCCAGTATTCCAAATTTATCTATAATAATTGATGGAATAGATAATGGTATTGGTTTTATTTCTGCATTCCAATCTAAAGCATACTTTGAAGCATATTGTGTTACTTCTGAATCATCATAAAAAGAATCGCTAAATTGTGATAAATCTCCAGGATCTGTTGGTCCGTTATCTGTAAAGTGTGCCGCATTAACAAGAGTTAATTTCCATGTATTAAGAGCATTTTTTGTTCCACCTGGTTCAAATACAACATAGTCAAGAAGATTTATAGTATCTCCTTGAAAAATTTCAATTTCGTATTTATCAGGTTCTGTTGCAGAACCTGGTATAAGTTTTACTAAATTTTTATTCCACGATATACCCATAATTACACTGGTCCTCCAGGATTACCGGCATCGTCACCGACTAGTGATGTTCCATAATCAAATGTTGGATCAATATCACCTAAAATTTGATCTATTAGTTTTATTTTTTCTTGTTCAATATCAGCAATATCTGCAACAAGTGTTAATGGATCCTCATTTTCCAACGCTCCCTCACCGGTATCTACCAACAAATTAGAATTATCGCCTTCTTTGATGAATTGACTTTGTAGAATTTTTTCGTTGGATTGTTGAACTTCTTTTTCTGATGGACCACCAGACTTTTCATTAACAAATGCTAATTGGCTTGGTAATTTTTCTATTTGACTTTGTAACTCTGATAAATCAGAATGTGCTGTTGAAAAATCAGAAATGTTTATAGGAACACCGGATGGACCTGTTCCAGTTGGATGAGTTTGTTGTGTAATTGCTCGTGTAACATTCAATAGTATTTGACATAAATCATTTAACCACGTCATTGTTCTTTTGCCTAACAATATCGGTTCTATTGCATTTATACCTAACGATATTTTTTGTGTTGATTCAATTTCAACTACTTGTTTTCCGTCAAGAGATATACCCTTTTCAGAAGAAAAACCAATACCTTCTTTACTAAAACCAATCAATTCTTGCTTACGAGAATTAAAAATTATTCTATCAGACGCAATCATTACAGCATTTCCACCAAACTCATTTTTAGTAAAAAGATTTATACTTTTATCTGTTATTGATGGTGTATATGTGGATGCGGGTTCAAATTTTACATATTGTCCAGATGTCATCCAAATAGATGAATCGTCTTCATCTATATTTTCTAAGATAAATTCATTTCTTGGTTTTAATTCTGGATTTGTTCCGTTAGAAATTATTAAAATTGGATTACCTATTTGACCTAAACCTTTTTTCCAAGTTGGAACTTGTGGATATTTTCTTCTTTCATCCAATGTTGATCCAAATCTTATAGATTGTCCCCATCTACCTTCGAGTAGTATATCGCCAGAATATGGTTGTATAGGATAAATGTCTTTTCTTTCTACAAAAATTGGATCAATAGTTGTATGGGTATCAAATTTTGTATTGGTTTCGTGTGGAATACCATCTTCTGCATCATTTCTTTTTGCACGATTACCAGGTGAAGTTCTTTCTACCCAGTAAGTTACTCCAGGAATGCCGTTATGATGAATTGATGATTGAACAGAAACAGGATTTGTATAGTAGTATTCTTGTGAAACACCACCTGCACTAGCATAAGGAGACGGTGCCTTTGTAAGCATAACAACCTCTCCCCTAATTGGCATATTTTTTATATTAGCATCAAATGCACGAGCACGTATAACATCTTTATGTCCTTGTCCCATTGCACCCAATAATCTACATAATACCGTGTATAGTGCAGTTTTATCACGGCCTTCGTAATCTACATCCAATACTTCCGCAGGAAACCACTCACGAGGAAACCCATCAATTATTGTTACTTGCGGATTAAACGGTAGGCCGCTCACTATCATTCTCCTCTTGATCGTTTTGAATTTCTTGTATGCCCTTTAATAGAGCTTCTTTTTCTTCATCAGTCAAAAATGAGGAGGATTCTTCACCTTTATCACCCATTGCCCGTTGTATTACTGCGGCTAGTTTTACTAAATGTTCATCATTTTTTACCGAAACCTCCATAAAATCTTTTATTGCAGGAACTAGTATTGCCGCATCACTTATGTTGTTTAACATGGGCTTTAAGTCAGCAATCAAAAGATTTATCTGACGATCCTTTTTCTTCTGATTATCGTAAATATCTTTCAATAAATCAGAGAATTTTTTACTTCCAAAGATTTCTTCATCAAATTTCATAACTATAAATATCAGTTGTTAATAATATGTTGGATGTCATACCAAGACATTTTTTCTATATTTTTTCCGTCTTTATATTCTCGGTATAAATTATTGTATAATACTTTTATTTTATTTATCACACTTGTAATATACTGTGAGCTAACTCCCGTTCTTTCTCTTACAAGTATGTATATTGCCTTTTTATTGTAATTTTCTATGTTTTCACGAGTTCTGAATAGATACAATATGGTGTCTGCAACTTGTATATCTCTTTGTTTTGAAAAGAACAATGGTAAATGTTTTTCAATAACATTAACAAATAAATCTATGAAATCACGTCTTTCTTCTATCAAATCAAATCTAAGTTTTTCGTTTACAATGTTACGTTCCAAATCTATTGCACCAATATCTTGACTACGTTTGAAATGATAATAGTTCTTGTTGTTCTCAGCAATAAGATAATTTTTAGCAACAATAGAAAAATACGAAAATGCCTTACCGTTTTCAGCTTTATATTTTGTAATTTTTTCATGTAAAAATGAAACAACTTCATGTTTGACATCTTCATGTGATACATCAAAATTATAGAACTTAAATCTATGTATCATAATTTCAGCAAGTTTGTAAAATGCAGGGTGTATTTTTTTTGTGTATATCAAATTTCTTTGAATATCATCTTCTGATTTGTTATACAATACTATCGCATCTTCTGTTTCTTGCGTAAAATAAATGTTTGGTTTCTTTGGACTACGTTTTTGTTTCATAAATAATAATCCTTTTGAAATGAAACATCTGGTTGCCTTTGGTTTTCGAGAATACTTCTTTTTTCATCGTCTATTGGTTCCTCACCAAAATAAACAGCAATATCATTCATAATATCTTTCATTTCTTTGAAAAAATATCCAGTTTCATCGTCTGCTTCAAATGAACCAATTCTATCTAATTGTCTTAAATAGGATTGTTGTGATCGTATTCTGTTTCGCAATTCTGTTAAAAATTTCTCATTCTCTAATAGTGTATCAACACTATCTTGTGCCATTTCGTCTAAATGGTCAAACTTTCTTGTCAAATTTATATTAACAAAAATTGAAATACCGAGACATATAGTTAATACAATTATCGTTAGCATCATATTAACCTCTATTATGTTTAGGTGGAATTATTACATCAATAACACCAAGATTCAATGCATCAGACGGAGTAATATAATAATCTTTTATAGTAACATTTTTCCAAAATTCTATATCTTTGTTTGAATTTGATTTAAGTATTCCCAAAAGAATTTCTTCTAATTTTTCCATGTGTTGCACATTTGCCTTCATATCAGAAGATTTTCCGTAAATATCAGAACTAATCTCATGGAACATAATAGTAGAGTGTTGGGAAGCCAAACGAGTACCTGTTCCAGCACATAGAATTAAAGCAGCAGCAGACATTGCCCTACCTCTACAAATTGTATTTACCTTCACATCGAGACTTTGCATATAGTCAATGATACCAAGTGCCTCATAAACAGAACCACCATCAGAATTGATAATTAGATTGATTGGATCATTTTTATTTTCATCTTTTCTCATATGAAGAATTGCTCGTATACGAGTAATAATATCATACAATGAACCATCCATTATTTCACCAAATAACAAAACAGAAGATGCCTCAACATCAATTCCATAATCCATTTGTGTTGTTGCTTCTTTCCATCTAACTGGAATGTCATTCTCATTTTCTTTTGATTTATTATTAGTTGTTTCTTTTTCAACAACTTCTTCACCATCATAAAAATCGTTCATAACAGAACTCCTGGTTAAAATACAATAATGACATTACTATAAAGTTATTCCTCTCCTATATCCAAAATTGGGTTTAGGTTGTTCTTCATAGAATGCCTTTTCAATTTCATTTTGTTCTAATATAACATTTTCTTCTATAACTTCCAAAGGTTTTTTTTCTTTTTTCTTTTTTGTAGCAACAACATCTTGTATTTTTATTTCTTCGTGTTGAACTGAAACATCTGCAACATCTTCTACAACTTTTTTCTCTGGTGGTGGTTGTGTGTTATCATTTTCAGGTGGAATTTTTTGTTCCAATTCTTTGTGTCTCAAATGATTTGCTGCAATAACTAAACTAACTGCAAGTGGATCAAATACTGAAACTAATATGAGTATGAACCAATTAACAATTATGTCCATAGGGGCACCGGTTAATCTACTCAAATAAAGTAATGGTCCTATCTCTGATGTAAATGTTGAATTTTCAAGAACCAACTTTTCTTGTTCTAATTTAGCAACACTATCAGATAAACCAATAGATTTTTGATTTAGTTCCGATATTTCAGTATTTAGAGTTTGAGTAGAATTATCAACAGATTGGATATTTTTTTGTAATCCCTTCGTTCCCTTCTTCTGTGTCAGTTGGTTATTAAGAGAATTTTCTTGTGATAATCTTAATTGATCATAAGATGATATTCTCTCTCCCTTTTGTTTTACAAGAGTATCTATTTGTGATTTTTGTTCAAGGAAGATTTCTTTCTTTTTATCAATCAATGCAATTTTATTTTGTGTTTCGTATATTTCTTTTGCAGTTTCTTGATAAGAATTGGTTAGATACCCATAAACACCAACCGATGTTAATATCATAAGAATAACAGCGGAAGACATCAGATATACTTTGAAAGCAGTTTTGAGAGTTTTGTAGTGGTCATGTAGGAATGTGATAACCACTAATTTTGAAAATTCTAACATTCCGGCCATCCCCACGATTGACCAAGAACCACCAGAAAATAATTTAGATATACCGTAAACAGAGTAGTAACCTGAAAATACTGCCAATCCGATAGCACAAAACCAGATTAGATTTTTCAGAGAGAATAATTTGTATGACATTTATATCCCAATTATTGTTCATAAATACATACAGATAAATATGAACTTTTGGGATTTTGGGTTAGATTCCGTATTCTGTTAGGTATCGTTTGAGAGCTAATTCTTTGGCTTTACATTCTAACATAATATCAATATCATGTCCATAAGTGTTGATTTTTTCTAATATGTAGTCTGCATGAGCTTGTGGTTTTTCTTTTGGATTACCAGTCTCTTTAAGTCTTGATGAAGAATAATGAACTGCAGGTGTAATACCTTGTGGCCATGTTGATATGGCAAGTTCAAGTGCCTGTTGTTCAGTCAAATCGCCGGTGCAGAATTGGTGATGGTGATAATCAAATACAATAGGAATACCACAACATTCGTGAATTTTCATAAGGTCTTTAACAGAATACATACTTGCTTTATCATCATTCTCAATAGTAAGTCTTGAACGAACACTGTGGGATAGTAATTGAAAGTTTTGACACCAACGATCAAGTGATGTGGTCTTGTCACCATAGACACCGTTACAATGTATATTGATTTTGTTGTATGGTGTATGTGATAGTCCCATCATGTCAAATACTTTACCGTGCAATTCTAAGTCAATTATAGTATTCTTGACAACATTAGGATTTGGTGAACATAAAACATTGAAGGGTCCAGGATGACATGATAGACGAACACCATGTTCTTTTGCATAATCACCAATTCGTTTGAGAACAATCTTGATTTTATCAATATCTTTGAGTTGTTCCAAGTCATATTCAGAACCCCAAGGAAATACATTAGAAGATGTGCGGAATAAGTAAATACCGTTTTGAACATTCCATTTGATAATTTTTTCCATATCAACAACATTCATATATGCAAGTTCAGAACAGTAGTCTAAACCTTTTTGTAGAAATGTTTTTTTAATCATGGAACGGTTGGTAGTGATTTTATCTTTTGATAAAGTCATGTTGATGCAGGCATATCCGAGTTTCATAGGTTGGCGTTAATGTTTAATGAATAATAAAACAATATACGAAATTTATGAATACGATCAAAATTATTTTACTTTATGTCCGTAGAACTCCGATAAACTATCATACATACCATTCGTGTCAAATTGGTTGGCAATAATTTGTTGGCATCTTTTCTGGAACAATTCGATGTGATCTCCCCATCTACTTTCAAAAAGATGATATGTTTTATTTTCGTAAAGTGTTCCAATACCATAATATCCATAATTTGATAATCTCCAAACACCATCTTTCTTTGGAACTCCATCAAATTTTGTTGGGTATAAACAACGGTATCTCTTTCCAATTTCATCAGCAACATAACTAATTTCTTCAGCAACATCTGAACGAATGGTTGGATAAAATGTTGGTTTACCAAGTAATTCGTAACAAGATTTTGTTATAGCAAAAAATGATGGAGCGGCAAATACATGAGTCTTTGGATGTATATGGTTTGACACTTGTGCATTTCCAAACAAACTATCGTTTTCAGTTACATAATGGATTGCCTCATCATATACCTCACGATTCAATGGAACACAATCAATATCAAAAAATACATAAACATCAGCGTCAGTATTACGGCAAACTGCGTTCATCCATAAACCATGTTCTATATTCATATTATGGTATTCTACCGGAATATCAAAATGTTTCATAACTTGTTTATGGGATTGAAGTATTCTATTATCTACATTATCCCAATGAAGTGTATTTACAGAAAGTTTCATAACACAACCTTTTGTATAAAAAAACCCCTACAAATTGTAGGGGTCATTAGGGGTTTACCCTTTCCATTCCGAACATGGATTAAGGTTTAACTCTATCACATGGAACTTTACCAGTTGCCTTCCAAAGATTCCAAAGTGT